CTCTGACGTTATGGACATGGATACCTATGAATTACAACCTGGCTTTCGTGATTTAGGTGCTACAACCGAAGGCATTGCTCGAGCAAGAGGTTACGAATCAGAGGATGTAATGATTGATCAATCTGTCGTACCAATTGATTCAACTGTTTCCTCATGGACTAATACACTCAATACAACTATGATGGAAACATCAATTGATAACCGCGTTCTAGCATGGGCTGGTGGTAGTATCACTGAAACCGCAGCGACGCTTGGAACGCCAGCAACATTGGCAGCTGCGGTCAATAAAGGAAACAAGAAGATTAAGGTCGAAACTGGTAAAGGAGCAAGTTTCGAAACCGTGAAATTTGCTAAAGTCGGTGATGAAACAATCGAAATATCTCAAGTATCTGGTGACATTGTTACATTGAAAAAAGGTGTTACCGCTGCGTACACGACATCTGATACTCTAACACCTGTTGAAGAACTAGGGACTAAAACCGTATCTTATGGTGCGCCAACTTCTGTTGATTCATACAGCTTAACTAACATTGTTAAGAGAGAAGATGGTACGTTCTTAATGGCTCACTATTATGAAACAAAAATTAGTGATAACGTTGAAACCAATCACGGTAAGGAAAAAGGAACTCTCCCGGTATCATTCTCAGCTTTTGCTCAGGATGATTTACCAGAAGATGAAAATGTATTTAAAGAAATAGAACAAGTATTGTAATCATAAGGCCTTGCTATAATGCAGGGTCTTTTATTTTATCTAAAAAAGGAGAAAAACATGACTGGAAATACAACAGTAGAACAAATCAACAGCGTAGTAACTGAAATGAAAATGGTTGAATTGAGCGATGGTTCAAAGGTACCAATGCCGCGACTGACAAATAGAAAAGTGGTGCGATTGATCAAATTTGTAGCAGGTGATGGTGTAATCATGTACGACCGATTTGTTAAGTGGAGAAGCGAGAACACTGAGAAAAAACCAGCGATTGACGAGAAGACTGGGGAACAAATGAAAGATGAGAATAAGAACCTGCTCTGGGACTTCACACCGCCATCTATGGAACAAACGGTCGAGTTTGCTCTAGAAATTTTACCAGATGAGAAGATTGCGGAAATACTTGCGATTGTACTTGGTAATACTGCTGAAGAAACAGAGGAAATGGATTTCTTTGACACAGCTTTGATCGTAACTTCATTCTTAGATAATACACCGATTGATAAGTTGACTGCATTAGTAAAAAAGATCCGTCCGAAATTCCGACCAGTGAAGAAAGAGGACATGAACGCAGCAGGGAAAACGAAAGCAGACACTCAGGATCAACCGGAATCAGTAGTGCCATTGAAACCTTCACCACAAGCTTAATAGAGCAAATCCAATACGTTTCTTATTTCTACTCTCTCTCAGAGGATTATGTTTTAGACCAGACATTTACTTGGTTGAAGCGGAAGTATGAATGGGGAAATAAACAAGAGTATAACGCTCGGAGATCAAGACAGTATGAGATTCAAATGGCGATAGTTGATTCAGTGAGTATGTTCTTGAGTAACCTGACTGGCGGAAATAGCTATGAGTCAATCTTGATGAAGCCGTATGAAGAAGCGATTGAAAAGGCGAAAGGTCAGTTAACTGAGTCTGCTAACAACGATGGCGTTGATACAACTCAATGGTGGAAGAAATAAAAATACATATAGAAGGGAGTTGAGCAATTGGCAGAGGATGTAAACGTAGGTGGGGCGAAGCTAACGATCACCGCAGATAGTGGCCCAGCAGAGAAAGCTGTGGCCTCTTTTTTCGGTTGGTTTGAACGAACTGGCGAAAAAGCAACCGAACTCGCGGGAACAATTAGTAGTGTTGCCGAGCGTGCGGAAGAACTCGGTAAGAGAGGTTCAAGTTCGACGAAATCAATGGTCGCTAGCTACGCTGATCTAAAAGATCGTGTGAGCAAAACTACTGAATCATTCAATAGCACAAAGAAAGCAATTACGGATATGACTAGTTCTGGTACAAAGGGTTATCAGGCGTTGACTTCAAAGATTACGAATTCAAACAACGTCTTATCATCAAATAGCAAGCAGACGTTCAATCAGATGAAGAGCGATGCGAAAGTATCCTACAACGAAATGACAAAAGACAGCAAGGCAATGAATCGAGCGCTCGTTATTTCTATGAAGGATAGCTTGTCCAACCTAAAGTCTAGCTTCGGCGACTTAAAGAATGGCTTTAAATCTATCGGTTCTTCATTGCTTGAGTTAATCAAGAATCCGATTGAAAAAGTGAAATCAATGCCGAAGACAATCCAAAACACGATGAAATCTGTCACAGGTTTTGTCAGCTCTGGATTTGCTCAAGCTAAGAATCAAGCAATTTCTCAGATACAGCAGATTCCAACGAAAGCCACACAAGCGATAAATAGAACGAAAGATGTTTTCGTCACTGGATTCAATTCGGTTGTTAACTCGACAGCTAACGCTGTAACGAAAATCGGAACCGGCTTGTCTCAACTTCCTTCAAAAGCGACAAAAGTAGCATCAAACATAAAGACTGGATTTATTAACGGTGTAAAGAATTTACCGAACATAGCATCAAATATTTGGAGTTCGCTTAAAAATGGAGTGAAGACGATCTCTGATTATGCTTCAGGAACGGCAAATTCTGTTAAGAATAGTCTTTCCAATGGGTTCAAGTCTGTATTGGATAGAGCAAAGGCGATTTTCCCGAACATAAAAAACCAAATCAAGTCTGGAGTTAACGAACCATCTAAAGATGCTAAGGGATCCATCGAAGACTTAGCATCATCAATAGCTTCAATTGCAATCGTTTCTAAAGCTTTTAGTGTTCTGAGTGATTCAATCGGGCGAGCAATTGATCGTATTGACACTATTGATACTGCCACTAAATCACTAACTGTATTAACAGGAAGCGCAAGTATTGCTAAGCAAGTAATGGACGACCTAGCAGCTGCCATTGAAGGAACTCCTATCGCTCTAAATGATGTCGCCATGGGCGCAAAGAAAATGGTTGCGGCCGGAATGGAAGGCACGAAGGTTAAGGAAGTCTTTCAGGCGATAGCGGATGCAGCGTATGGGGTCGGAAATGGAGCAGAATCCATTGATCAAATAACCGATGCAATCGCAGGCATGCAATCAGCTGGCGTTGTCTATGCTGATGATATTAATAGATTAGTAGATGCCGGCATTCCAGCATGGCAAATTTTAGCGAATGCTAGTCAAAAATCCGTGACAGATATGAAAGAAGCCGTTTCCGATGGAACCCTTCAAGCCGGCGAAGCCATTGAGGATCTTCGAAGAGGTATTGAGGAAGGAACGACAGGCGTTGCTGGAACTACTGCTAAGATGGCGGGACTAGCCAAAACTGCTGGTGATACTTTATCAGGTTCAATGGCCAACTTTAGAACGGCTATCACTACAACTATTGTCAAAGGGTTAGAACCTTTTAAAAAAGTTGCGGTTGATGCATTGGGATCAGCAACAGCATCAATTAAAGCATTTCGAGATAACACAATAGGAGCAGAAAAGGTTCAAGGGGTTCTGAATTCAATAGCAAAATCTCTAGAAGGAATTAGCAAATCTGCGAATCCACTGATATCAATTGTAAAAGGTCTTGTTACAGCTTTATTATCCTTTGGATCGCTTATTCTAGTGATCAACCTATTCAGTAAACTGAAATCTATATTCTTGGGATTCATCACAGTATTACAAATCAGTCCGTTTGCGATTGTTGCAGCTGCAGTAATAGGTTTAGCAATTGCTATTACCGATTTATACAAACGTTCTGAGAGATTCCGGCAATTAGTCGCTCCGTTGATTAACTTTGTTAAGAAGTTTGGAGAAACATTTGTCATTGCGGGAAATGCAATTCATGGAGCATTGCGTCTTATTTTTGTTGGCGGTGACCGCAAGAAAACAGAAGAGTTACGTCAGAATCTTAGTCAATTACTACCGCAGCAAACAGTCAACATTATTATTGACCGCTTAACAGCTCTACACAAAGCTTTCGAAGAATTTAAAGAGAAAGCTAGTGAAAAGTTTGAACTGGCGGCTCAAGCCATCAAGAGTAGTTTTGACTTAATCTTCGTTG